CCTTCTCATTAGACATACCCGATTTACCCTTAATGATTTCTCTCAACTTACTCAAAAAAGGTCGTGGATATTTAATCCCGCAATCTTGTTTAGCAAGCCACTGTAGATGATCTTGATAAACCAAATCTCCATAAGTTTTTGTGGAATTTACGCTTATATCTAATTTATTAGATATAAGATAAGGGTTACTAAGGGATCGGAGGTCAGCCTTGTCCTCTCCAACTGCACGATTTGTCCTCCCCATTTCTTCAGGAGGACATTTTGTCCTCTCCATTTTTAGGGCAGGAATTGTATATTTATTTGCCAAATTTGGTGTAGATACGACCTCAATAAATCCCATATCTAATAAACTTTTTATGTGCCTTCTAACTGTCCTTTCAGAACACTCTGCAAATACAGCTAGTCTTTCCTGAGAGGGATAAGCGAACCCTCTACTATCATTAAAATGATCACAAATAATGAGCAACACCAACTTAGTTGTAGGATCTCCTACTTGCTGAGACATTGCCCACGAAAATGCTTTCATACTCATATATAACCCTCCATTTCTGTTATTTTGTTTAGGAAACTTTCAGGCACAAAATATGCCTTTCCATAATCTCCATAATCATTGACGAACCTATCTAACATACCTTCGCCACCCTTAATCCAACCCTTAATTTCATAGGTTGGACACACTCCCACTACGAGGAAATAAATTCTATCTTTAGGGTCATCATCCCGCAAAATTAAGTCATAACCTTGTTTACTTCGTGTCCTTACTTCCCAACCAGTGCCATCAATATCCCCGCCTTCCTTAAACGTGTTTATTGAGCCACCCCAATACTTTCCCATAGCCTTACTCACAGCTATCTCACCGCAAGCACCCTCAATGTGACTGTTCCAACTAGACTGCAATTTGGTCTTATTCTTATAGCCTCTCTTGATTGCTCCAATGTGCCGAAGAGAACCAGTATTTGCCCCCTGAGCCATTTCATAATCCAAAAGAGTAACAATCATCGTCTAGCTACCAACTCCAAAAAATCATCAAAATCCACAACAATTAATGGCTTCTTATTATCGGCTTTAATCACCAAACCATCATTATCCTCAAACCAGTCATAAATAGATTTAAATCCATTTGCCCTGCATTTGACTTCCAAATGCCACTTCTCTTCACCAGTTTTATTAAGTATCAAATCTGATTTAATGCTTCCGCCACCGCTTAAAGGAACTCTTATGCACTCAATATCATCGTGCATCAAAGCCTGCTTCCTAAGATTATTTTCAACCCGATAACCTTTATCTCTTGAAAATTTTCCCATTACATTTTCCAATCCTGAAGATTTACTTTGCCTTTTGTAAAGGTATGAATTGCCAACATTTTCTTAGCTGAGGGCAAAGATTTGCCATAAAGCCACTTATGAATAGTTGGTTGCGAAACTTTTAATAGATCAGATAATTCTTTTTGAGATATTCCATTTTTTACAAGATATTGTGATAACTTCACTTCATATAACCTTATGTTGTAGTCGACTAATATTGCACTATAATTATACCTATAACCTTTTTAAGTTATTGAAGTCAATACATTTAACAAGGTAATTAAAAATATATTGTATTTATATATTCTTACCCTATGGTAATTTATTCTATTTAACTGAAGCCACGAGGGTATGGATAACGTTGCCTTGTGAATAAACAAGAAAAGGACATAATCCAATGAAGTTTCCAAACAACCTTTATGTGTTGAGAAACAATAAAGGACTGCAACAAAAAGAGGTGTCTGATGCTATCGGTGTTGGTCAATCTGAATATAGTAAAATGGAGCGTGGCGATAGAAAGTTAGGTATTCATCTTGAAAAACTATTAAATTTTTTTGGTATTGATGAAGATCGATTATTCACAAATGCTTCACCAATATATCAAAAGCCAGTAGAGCATAAGATGCCACCATTAGAGGACTTGCCTATGTATGGCTTGCCTTTACCAAATGGCGGGGAAGGTTTTCAGGTACAGAAAAAGATGTTTACCCACTGTGCAAGACCTGACTATTTAATAGGTGTTCCAACAGCTTATGCCTGCTTTATGCTATCCAATAATATGGAGCAAAGATATTTTTATGGTGAAATTTTATTTGTCGATCCGACATTGCAGATAAAAGAAAAGGATTTTGTCGTGGTGCAAATAAAGGCAAGTGACCGCACCATAGGTCTTGTAAGAAAAGTAATTGAGGTCAGTGATAGGCAATTTAGATTGTCAACCCTAAATCCTGACAATACTGAAGTTTTTAAAAATTCAGACATAATTGCTATCCATAAAATAGTCGGATCTAGATCTAATATAGAATAAATATATTGCAATATATGCCAATAAGTTATAATCTCTTCAATAATTTGAGGAGAAATATCTTATGGCATATCCATTTTTTGAGAAGTTTGGATTAGATACAAAAAGTCTATCTGAGCGACAAAGTACGATTGGTGGTAGCGATATAACCACCTTAGCTTCAGGTGATCCTGAGCGAATTTTAAAATTATTTCAGCAAAAGACTGGCAAGATACAACCCGATGATCTGACAATGGTTTGGGCAGTGATTATGGGGCATATCACTGAAGAGGCTAATCTTGAGTGGACTGAGCATTATTTAGACCTACCCATAATTGACCGCCAAAAAGTATTTAATGGGAAAAAACATCCATTTATGCGGTGTACTGTTGATGGTGTAGTTAAAGGGTATAAGAATAAATTAGCAGTCATTGATGCTAAATTTACTATGGGGCGACCTAAAAGAGATGAGGAATATAAAGACGTAATACCTCGCTTAGTTAGATACTATAGCCCTCAAATCCACTGGAACGCATATTTAGTTGAAGAAACCACTGGCAAGAAATGTCCTTATGGCTTGCTATCCTTTATTAAAGGCGGTGATCAGCCATCCCTACATGAGATTAAAATTGATCGTGATTTTCAGGAAAAATTAATCAACGTGGCTAAGTGGTTTATGGGATGTATTGAAATGGACATAGAACCAACCGACATACCTACCGCAGAAATACCAGTGCCTTTAGAGGATAAAGTGCCAGTAGATATGCAGGCAGATCCTAAATGGAAAGCCTTTGCCGAACAATATATTCAAACCTTAGGGGCTAATGAGATCTTTAAGGATGCTGAAGCCAAAATTAAAAAGCTAGTACCCAAAAATGCGAGTGAAGCATTTGGTCATGGCATACAAGTCAAAGTCGCAAAAAATAACAGTAAGAGGATTACACTATGCAACAATTAGGTCAGGCAATAAAGCCAGTTCCACGATATTCGCAGTCTGAGGCAAGACCTGAGACTACTAATAAACAAGATAATAATATAGCTATGGCACTCATAGCTTTTCACCAAACTAACCCTCATGCCTATGAGGATAAAAGAAACCCGCATTTTAAAAACAAATATGCCTCACTTGAGAGTGTTATCAAGACAGTCAGAACCGCTAGTCAATTTGGTCTGACGTTTACTCAGGAGATGGATTTTGAAGGGGATATATCTTTTGTACGAACAGTAATGATGCACTCTTCAGGGGCAATGAGGGTTAGCCGAACTAAGATTGTTTCTAAAGATCCTAATGATCCACAAAAACAAGGATCGGCTATCAGCTATGCAAAGAGGTATGGCTTACAAAGTATATTTGGACTTCCTTCTGACGATGATGATGGAGAAGTCGCTACATTAAAGCCTGAAGGTTATGCTCCCACATTTGTACCTTCAGGTAATTCTGCTTCAGGGGGTATCACCTCCTCCAAGCCCTCTGAAGTAGATCTAATTTCATTGATAGACAATGCAAAGACACAAAAAGAACTTACTGAATTGTACGTCAAATATAAACCTACAGATGACAAAATAATCCAAAAATTCAAAACCAAAAAAGGAGAGCTAAATGGATAATAAACCAATGATAAAATATGGAGTGGATGAGCTAACTATTTCCATAAACAAAAATGATCGTAAGACTGAGGATTGGCACTCAGACTATAATGGCAAGCTAGTCATTAATGGTGAAATATTTTATGCCAATGTTTATCAGAAAAATGACAACTGGATTGCAGGCAAGCTAGTCAAAGCAGACCCAACAAAGGTCAATGCAGGCGGTCAAACTTTAGCTAATTCTACAGAGTTAAATGATGAAATTCCTTTCTGATCGAAGTCAATTAATTCAGGAAGCTGATGAACTTATCAACGGGGATCGTCATCAAAACTATGGCGATGCCTCAGATAACTTTTCTCGGATAGCTACTTTATGGAGTAGCTATTTGGGGCATGAGATTAAGATGCACGATGTTGGCATAATGATGGCTTTGCTAAAGATATCTAGAATTTCTTTTGACCACGAAAATGCCAAAGATAGTTTTGTGGATGCCATTGGATATGTGGCACTTGCAGGAGAATTAGCTGTGGAGAAAACAGAAGATGAGTAAACCTCTGCCAACACTTCGCAGGACTAAAGAGCAAATAGAAAAAGATAATGAAGAGTTTTCAAACTGCGGTCATTGCGGTAAGCCCCTGAGAAAATCAAGACAAAGGCGGGATAGTCCTAAAACGTGCAGTCAATGTCGATACGAATTATCCAGTGGCAGTAGTGCTATCAGGACTATATGCAAACAGCTTCAAAGAAAAAAGCCAGTCATAGCCGAAGATGAAATGGTGTTTGAAGATCATCCAAATGGAGATAGCGACAAAGAGGGTAAGGTAACTATTAATCCTACCTTTGTGAACTATGGCATGTCACCGCTATCTGAGGTGATCAAAGCCACGAATTATCAATATAAAAAAGGTTCTGCGAGAGATGGTTATAGATACAAAAGGAGTGAGTGATGGAAGTGTGTCCAATGTGCAAATCAGCATGGCGACCTATAAATATGGGGTCGATTGAGAAATGTTCAATTTGTCAATTTCGTGTAGCTGTAGATTGTTGTTCAGGAACTTGTGAAAATGAGCCGATGGAAAAAACCGACAAGACCAACGATATCACAAACACCACTGATGGATAAATGTGAGCAGTGCGGTAAGGCTTTTGATTGGCGGTATGCAGGATTAGCCAATGCTAAAAAAAATATATTCTGCGGACACAAATGTTTTGATGATTTTAGGTTTGAGCGGAAAAGGTTAGAAGATGAGTTCAAATCCCTTTGATTATTGCAAATTCTGCAAGGCTGAAATGCCTCCGAGTATGCACAAACGTCTTAGGGCTTATATGTGTCCAAACTGCCACGATATGCGAAGAGATGGCAACTATGAAGTAAG